CGCAGCTGGTGAACCACTTGCAAGACATCTCTGTCACAAGTTTATCTGCTCCATCTGGTACTTTGGCCTTTAAAACATTGTGGAAGAACCATTGAATCCTGTCTTCACCATCCCATTCTGGAAGACTGGTCAACCAGTCCTTGATTGGTTCAATGGTGCGTTCTTGGGCTACCATGATGACACTGGCTCTCAATGCTTTGTCAGTCACCTTGTAGCGATAGTTCTCTTCGAACTCCAGTGCAATACGCTCCATCATGGCATCATCAATCATGATGTCATTCAACAGTATCTTGTCACTGTGTTCATTGTAGCAAAGACTGTTGTATCTTGGGTCTTGTCTCAAGATGGTGGCTGTGTTGTATCTGCAGTTTAATGGCACCAGCATTCCGGTTCCTCGTTTGGTCACCTTCCGCAGCATATCCCATGTGTCAATGTCTGCTGATGGTGGGTTTCCTTTGTCCTCAACCTCCACACCAAGTTCATCTTTGGCCAGTGCCATCAGTGCTTTCAGTTTGTCCAGTTCTTGTCTTGTCATGATATTCCTATTTGGTTTGATTGTTTGTTTGTTTGTTATGCTGTGATATTCAGGTCAGTGAATGAACCCCACCAGCCACAGCTGTTCTGATGGTTACATGTTGGCCACTTGTAGCTGTTGGTCAGACTGGGTTCAATGCTGAAGTGAACCGCCTTCCGTGAACAGCCCGGACACACAATGTATCTGGCTTCATTCCCTTGGATGGTTGCACCAAGTTCATTGGCCACACGTTGCCTGAATCTGGCATCCATGAACACTTCTTCCATGGAAGCCTTGCCATTCATGTAGACTCGTGTGGTGGTCATTGGTCTTGGTGGTTCAATGACTATATCAGAATAATCAAGTTCTAACAACGGACCAATGTGGGAATGTACTTGATGGATATGGCTTGGATGCTGTGGATGGTTGACTGGATGGGTGCTGGATGGGATTGCATACCGGAAGTAAACTCTGGCACGGTCCTTCAGTGCTTTTGGGTCTGGTTCTCCACGACCAACCACATCTGTCCAAAGTGTTGCAGCTGCAATGGCAGCCCTATCCCAATCAGAACCCGGTATCGGTTTGGCCAATGGCAGCACAATCCGATATTTGTGGTGGTGTGGTTTGTGGCTGAATGAACTATGGGCCAATACTGTCCAGTCTGTGAACAGTCTCCAGCAGTCTATTGGTGCAATCCCATCATCCATATCAAAGACCAGATGATGAACTTCGATGGCATTCATCTTGGCACGCTGGCCATCTTTGAACACAGTTGGTGACCACAATGGCAGCTGCTGTTTGTCATCCAGTGTGCCAAGGCTGGTCAGAATACCCTTGCACAGACCATTGATATCCACTTCGATGGTCTGTCCTCGGTTGGCCTTCACATGGCCGAATGTTGTCAGTTTGAATGTTTGTCTGTTTGTCATGTTGTCCTCTAGTTGTCTTCTTGCATGGTGTAGATTCTCCATTGGGTGTGTGGTTCTTCAGCTTTAGAACAGTACCAGTCTTCTGCAACCACTTGCACCACTTGATTGTCATCCACCCACACTCTAGCCTTGGTCAGCACATCCAGAACCATCTTGATCAGATTGTCAATGTCTGGTTTGGTGACCTTTGGGATTCTGGCTGCTGTGTCTCTTTTGCGGTTCAATCTCTGTGGTCTCTTGTGGCAGAATGTGACAGACAGTTTGATTGGGCCTGTCACTGATTCTTCAGTAACTTGAATGGCATCCAGCATGGATTGTTGATATTCTCTGCTCTTTTTGGGTGTATATGCACCGAATCTGCTCATTCTTGGTCTACCCAATGCCACTGGGTCTGCATGGAATGTTCCTTGGCTGTGTAGTACCCACATCATCCTTTTATCCTTTGTTCTGTTGCTATTTGGGCAGCCCATCGTTGGAACAATGTTTCACCATCTTCAGCACCCAGTATCTGTGCAATGGCCTGAAGATAATGATAGTCCGGGTATGATTCACCACGAATCCACTTGTGGATGCTGAATCTGGAACATCCAACAATGTCTGCAATGCCTTGGATGCTGTGGCAGCTGGCTTGGATGGTTGCTCGTAAGATGATATTGAACTTGGGCTTCTGCAGTTCCAAGATTGTTTTATGTGCCCAATCCACACACACTTGACTGTCATGGAAGTCAATGTGGCTGTACACTGTTCCTTCATGGGTCAATACTGCTTCCCAGACATAACAAGTGTATTCTGGATGCCAGTATCGCTTGACAATGCCTACCTGAGCACCATCGAAGTAGATATCTATGTTGTCAATGCTATCTCCAAACTGTTTGCGTGCTGCAGTTCGGCCATGTCTTCTGATGTAGTCTCTGATTTGTTTGTTCATTGTGTTTTCTCCTAGATGTACATGAATGTTTGTTGTATTTTGATCAATCGGCCATTCTTATTGTTGGTAGCCAACAGTGCTGACCAATCATCATACTGTGACAGCTGCCGAATCCAATGTTGGGCTGCTGTCCGTGTGTGGAATATCTTGGTCAATACTTCACTGTCATAGTCTGCTTTGTAGATTGCAATGTGCAGTTCTGTGATTCTCATAGTGCACCACCATTGACCAATGTGGCAATGTATGCCAACAGTTTGAATGAAGGGAATATCAGCATGGCCATTCCCAGTGCCATGATTGCTTGTCCAATGGTTTGTCCAAGTGCGGTTGCTTGTTGTTTGTTCATTTTGAAGTCTCCTTAGCTTCTAGTTGTGTCAGTATTGCGATTGCTACATTCATCAGTCTGCTGATGTAACGTAGTTCTTCAAGGTCTTTGTTTTGGTATGCTGTTATGGCTTGCGCTTCCAGCTGCTTGATGTATTTTTGAATGGCATTCATTGTTTGTACCTGTGTTATCGTTATGCTTCGATAGTATTTGCGGAGCTATTTCTAATTGCTGTTAGTTGATTAATAATCTCTTGTTTTTTACTGAATAATGCTCTCATAGTTAACTCATACATATCTCGTGAGATTGCCTTCGATTCTCTTAATGCTCGAAGATTATCCAATGCCTCTTCATGTTCTAAATTTTGAATACATAGATCTATGATTTCTTCTGTTTGTTCACTCAAGTTGTCTTGTTCTAAAACACTATTGTATTTTTCATATTTTTCTTGTCTTTCTTGATTAGTGAATTTCATTTTGTACCTCTGTTTGTTGTTTGATGGTTTGTCCATCTGTTTATAAGTATACACAGTCTGTTCATGTTTGTCAACAAAAAAGATTTATTTTATTTTTGTGTTATACTGTGTCTATGACTGATTATCCGATTATGACAGTACAGCAGCGAATGACATATGGTGAAAAAAACTTTCTCCAGTATGTCAAGCCAATGGTGCAAGATGCTTTTCCCGGTACTTGGTACAGCTGCAATGGAACAGAACTGGACACTGACCATGGTGTTGATTTCATCATTGTGAATGGTGCTCAGGTCACCACCATTGCTGCCAGATGTTGGATGGCCTATCCACAGTCACACTTTGCACTGAGATGGAGAAGAACCGGCCAGATTGACAGGCATCTGGAACTGGATAACAGATTGCATGCATTCAAGACTGGTGGTCTGATGACTGATTGGACCATTGAAGGATTCCATTGGGAAGGCAGATCATATGTGGCTGCAATACCCACCAAGAAGCTGTTTGCACATGTTGACAAGTTTTATGATTGTCTTCCAACCTTCGAACTGTTTAACCCAAACAAAGACAGTGTCTTTTTCAAGAGAGTACCATTCTTGAGAGTCCATGATGATGTCATCAAGTTTATTGGGCCTTGTCCTGTAGACTGTTCTTGATATCTTTGACATCATCTTTCAGAACATGCACTTCACCATTCAGTTCTTTCATGCTGGTGTTCAATGTCTCCAGTCCTTCCCGGTATACCTTCCGGTCTTCATTGTGTGAATCAATGATGTTGTCAATCTGTTTCATGTGTCTGTCCACCCAGATTGGAAGGTGTGTTGCAACCCATCTGCCAATGTAAAAGATAGCCGCAATGCACAATGCTAAAGCTGCCACGGGGCCTGTTAAGACTTGAATCAATGTTTCTTCACTCATTACACCAATCATCTTTTGCTCCAGCTGTCCAACCCTTGTGCCATTCCAATTGCAATCTGAGACATTCCGAATGGTGACAATAGGTCTGTGTGTGTGTCCATGAATATCGGTTCACAGCAGATGGCAATGGGCTTGCCAACATTCTTGATGGTGTGCCAAGCGTTCTTTGTCCAGTCATCTGGCTTGGCTGCAATCACCTTCTGCTTCTTGACTGTGATCACCTTGCCAAGATTGGATGCCAATGCAGCTGCAAGTTCTTTTCCTTGGGTGGACAAGTGATGGTGGAAGAATGCACCATAATCACCACCACCAGCATTCAGATGCATGGCCAGATATACCATCTTGATGTCATCGAATCGGCCTGAATAGTCATTCACTCTGATGTGGCGTTCAGTGTAGGAACCATCACTGATGGGAATCACGTGGTGTCCAAGGTCCAACAGTCTCTTTTCCAACATCAAAGACAGATACCCGGTCCAGTGCGCTTCTTGTTCATCACTGGATATCTGGCCATCTTGATTGATGTCCACACTGGCACCACGGTCATCAACCTTGGATGGCTTGCCGGCATGCTGTCTGTCTATGAATATTAACATGTCTATAATCTAGCACAATACAAGTTCCATTTACACAAGTCTAGGATTGACCAATGGATTCGATTCAAGATGGAGGATGAACCGCCATTTTCCATCTGTCCATGACTTGGACACCACTTGACACTTGTGTTCATTCAATCCGAACTGTGAGCTGGTGAATGCAATCACATCACCCACTTCAAGATATCCGAAGGCTGGGAATGCTGATATCTCGATTCCATAGGCACCAAGACCACTGATTCTGATGACATCTCGTGCAATCCGGTATGCTGTATTCATATCCCAGACAAAGGGCAGTTCCAGAACTGTTTCACGAAGTCCAAACCGACTGAATGACAAGTCTGATACCGGGTCTTTTGCCAAGAATGGGTTCACATTTTTGCTGGATACTGTTGGGTCAATCACAATGGTGGACAGATAGTGATTGTTCTGGCCTTCATAACAGAACTTGAC